CACACATGGTACGATGTTACGAGGCTCTGTAACTGACTTTAATGCTCGAATCTTTGGTACTTCTGTTATTACCTTGTCTTCTAGCTCACCATCAGCCCATAGGTCAGGATATTCATAGTCCATACGTTGCTCTTTTGCCATAGATAATATATCTTTAGCAGAAAGCTCTTGTAGTTCTTTGATATCCAAAGGAATCTTGTACAATCCTCTCTTCTCATTTAGTGTATGTGGAAGGCGATAAATACCTGTTCTTTGATATACACTTGCATCAAGACCATCTAACAATGTTGTCATAGTATTCTTGACAATAAATGGCAGGTCTTTACTAGCAGGAAAATTGAATAACTCATTGCTTACAGCTATGTGATATCCAGTGCCGCTAAAGTAAGGTTGAATTGCTCCTCCCGGAACACCAAGTTCATTCAACTCATATAGGATGCTTTGTGCACATCTTAGTGTGTAATCGTCTGTATTCTGACCTTTATCTATATCTATGAGTACCTCATCAATATAGCGCATACCAAAGAAGTTTTTAAGTGTGCTATTTGTATTAACATACTCTTTACCTTCTTCATCATAAAAGTACATACTACGATATACAGGTTTTGTTTTACCTTCATCAAGTATATAGAGGTGCATTTCCTCCATAGGTATGAGAAGCCCCCGTTGCCGAGGGCTCCCCACTGCTACTTCAACCCAATACAATTAGAAAGTATTGGTTGCACCCGTTGGAGAGGACGATGCGGAGTCCTGAAACGGTGTTGAAGTTGTTTCACTATGTTCTTTAATAACACCTTTGGACTTACAAAAGTTAACATAACCTTCGAAGTCTTTACGGTCTGCTACAGTGTTCTTGACTAACTTAGGAACAACACGACTATAAGCCTTGCCGTCTTTTTCGTTAAACTCTTTGTACACATAGCATATGTAGTCCATAGTGGGTTCTGATGGAAAAGTAGGTGTGAATACATCATCAAGATAACTTACGATATCAGCAATTGGTTTCCCATCTGCATCTTCGAATGTACCTTCTTTTGTAACACCGCCTTCAAACCCAATAGCGTCAAATAGATAATACAATCTTCTAAGAAGAGTACAATCCTTGATAGTACCATCAGGTTCTCTGTCAAAACTACCAGCTATTTGCATAGGCTGCTCGTATTGACTATTTTCCAGTTTAAGGCTTACAATCATATAGACATCTGCCCAGTCGAACTTTTCAGCTCTGTCCTCGAAAGATGCTATACCACACGATTGATAACCAAGGTAACTGCTACCACCACTGGCAGCTTGTGGTCTGAATATGGCCATTCATTACTCCTGTTCTTTTGGTTTAAAGGATAGAACTTCTTTTTCTATCGCTTTGTAATTGAAAGGTAGTGTCTTTTGCGCTAATGGCTTTAGTCTACTGCCGACAGTGCGTTCATCGTATGATAAGAAAGATATGTAATAATTCTCATCATCTTTAGAACCAGTTGTGTAACCGATAACATCTGCAGATGCAGTTAAACCATAAGCCAAACCACGAGGCAATTCCGGCATTAATTGTACTTTACCATCAGTCATTGTGCTTGTTTTAGCATGACTAACTAGTACAAGCGTGCCACCTTTTTGTTTAATAAGGTCTTGGAATCGCTTTACGACATCTAGATGTTTCTTACGAGCTTTACCCCAGTCAGCACCCCATTGACCTTCACCCATCTCACTGATACCTAACTCATTAGTCACAATATCCTCAATCCAACGATTGACATGACCAAGAGTGTCTATTACAATAGTATCATATGGGAGTTTGTCCCAGTTTTCTTTGAGATATAAATATACCTCAATCATACTGTAGGTCTCTAAAGGCTGACCTTTGTTTTCGCCACTACGAATGTAGTGACCACGCTCTATGGGAGGTACAACCTCCAACACTGGCGCACCGTTTTCCTTAACTACTTTACCATCGATAGTTTGTTCTCTGGTAGGTGCATTTAAGGATGTAACGGTGACAGTATTTGCTCCATCTACGAAGTCTGAGCCAAGGTCTGTGTCAATAATTAACACGCCCTCTTGGCCCTTAGGGCTCCATGAACTGGTTGCGGTAGTCTTACCAGTCTTCGGTTGACCTATAATCATATAAGTCAAACCAGAAGGCATTTCATTCCAGTCCGTGTTTACTTTACGGATGTTTAATTCCATGATTTTGTCTCTCCTATTTTGGTTTTATTAGATTCTCTTTCTTTACAGAAAAAGGTAATAACCCAATCCAAATATACTGATAATATGGTTTCTGGTCAAGCATTAACACTTGGTTCATACCCATACTAGCTACCATACTTGCTGTAAATATGGTATGTTTTGCAGTACATGGCTCTACAGGTTCAGAACCTTGAGGTATCCATGTTTCTACAAAATTATCGTTATCAGGAGTTACGGTAATTATCTCCATAGCTAGTGCACCCATGCGCAAATCAATGAGCCACTCTCTATTTGGATTCTCTACCCATTGTCTGTAAACATCCATACGGGCATCCATGTTGTCTGGGCCCATAATTACTTTGTTTGATAATGTTTTATCACTATCATAAGTCCACTTGGACTCGTGCATTTCAACATTCTTACAACCATGAGCTAGTGCTGTACTTCTAGCAGCCTCTGCTTTAGGCCAAGTAACAAAAGCATGTTGGTATAAACAAGTAGAAAGATTATGTTCTTCAAGAGTGTCATCATCATAACCTATAATCTTGTTAAAACCCATAGCAGCAGCTAAGGTGACAACAGCAGAACCGATGCCACCCAAGCCTATAACTGTTACTTCGTCTAGCTTATCCTGGTCTATTAAGTCCTTGTTTCTTAAGAACTTAGTATCCGCCGTAGCCATATACACTTGCCCAGTTGTTTGGTCGTTTGTCGAAGTATTCGAAAGCATCTAAACCTTGACCTTCCATCGCTTCTCTAAACTCATACCACGATATTTTTTCGTCTTCCATGTCTTGTAAAAGTTCTTCTACAATCTTTTTCTCGTCATCGCTGTATTGTTCAGATTTACGATTTGGGTCGTAAGGTTCAAAGTTACCATGATAACCATAACCCGGTCTATAGTCATTTGACACAAGCGATAGCTGGTTACTACCTACCTTGTTAAATCCTATAGTTGTTGGTTTAGCTTCTTTCTCTATCAAATCTGCTACTTCTACCCAGTCGTTTTGTGCTTTACCTTGAGCTGTTATTATATTGCTGTTCTCAACTTCATACACATGAGCATGACCATACTGGTCTTTGTATGCAAAAGCAAATGCATACGGCTCTTTGTTTGTTGCGACAACAAGACTACAATAAAAGCCCTTGTCTGGTGCCATGTCCTCTAGGGTACTGGTGTCAGTACCACTAAAGAACGCTCCCATACTATGATGGCTATGTATCAAACCTAAGAAACACTTCTTAAGCTTTGGCATAGACTCATAAGTTTGTTTTAACACCTTGGCGAGGTCTCTTGCCTCCCATTCAGTTGCTGTTCCATGACCCAAATCCAATGGGTGAAAATGCTCCAACCTGAAAGATTTTGGAAAGCCCTGCTTATCAGTCTTACAACTGTACCACGCAGGGCCTGACCATTCCTTAGAAGGAAATCTCTTGTTGAAGTATTGCACTTTCGATTGGATTGGTATGGAGAGTGCTAATTTCATTAAGTATCTTACTCCTTTTCGTCTCTAGTTTCTTGATTGCCTTTCTGCCGCAATCATATTTTGCCTTTTTATCTAGCTCAAGGACATCCTCAGGCCAGAACCTCATCATGCTGCCGTCTGCTTCAGTGAACTCATCAGCTCCTGCCATGTATGGTATACTAACAGAAAGATACTCTGCAGCTCTTTCTTCATCCATACCCCAGAACTGATACATACCCTCAGTAAACAGAAAATCTTCCATAACTGACATACTATCTAGTACATCATAAAGATATCCTGAGTCATGAGACATGATTTGTTCTACAACTTCAGCACCATGTAACTCTAGAGCCTCATCCCAAGTGTCTCTAGCAATGTCAACCAGCTTGGTTGTCATGTGGTGGTCAATAGCTCTATGCATTCCTCCCAGCTTTAGCAAGTCTTCATTATTAGGGCTTTCATCAAAGTATTTAAAAGAATGACCAGCTACACGCTGCAATACTTTATAAGCATCATCCCATATATCTTTGTAGTGCTCTGAATTACTTGCTCTATCCTGTAAGTACCTGTAGTAATAACCATACAATATGTCTGGCATTCTACTCCTAATACTTGTTAGAATCTTGACTGGTTGATACATTCTTGAAATGTGAAGACCTGCTAATTTCATAGCGGGGACATAATCTATTAAGTATCTAGTACCAATACCTGCTTGTCTAAAATACTCATGCTGCAAAGCAGTTAAGATTATTTTACCCCTTACTGTCCTACCTTCATCATCCTGAGTTGTTTCGTACAATGGTCTCATTTCATTAATGT